TTTGAAGCACCCGCCCACGGCGATTTGGACCCCACATCGATTTACATTGCGGGCGCAACCATGCCGATGTCATTGGTGCACGGCACTGTTGCCGGCAACATTGTGACCATCGCCACCACAGCGATCCAGCTCGGCAAGCCTACGTACGCCGACAAAGATGGCGTTTTAACGTTCGATTGCCCATTCCGGGTGATCGCTGATGAAACCATGGCGACGTCATAAGTCGCTTTTTCCAGGGAGTAACAACATGGGTTTTGAAATTAAGGTCGTGGACGAAGTGAACTGGCCGGTAACGGCTGACATTCCTCAAGATGGCGGCAAGGTGGAAAAGCATAAGTTCTATGCGCGATTCCGCTTTATCGATCGTGATGAGTTCAACCGACTGTCCGCACTGGGAGAGGAGGCATTACTCCGTCATACGCTGCTGGGCTGCGGCAACACCGCCAAAACAATAGAGATAGACGAGGCCAAGGTGCGGAAGGTTTGCAACATTCCGTATTACGCCACAGCTATCTACCAAGCTTATTTGCGGTTCTTGGTGGGCTCTGAGTCAAAAAACTAGAAACCGCCGCCCGTCAGCTCGCCAAAGGCTCTTCAAATTCTGACGAAGATGAAGAGCTCATCGAGCAGATGATTGCGGCGGGAGCGCCGAGCGACGTTGTTGAACGTCAGCGCCAGAAGCATCAATCCGGCACAACGATTGAGATTCTTAAAAGCAACTATGCGGCGCTGATGTGGTTCTTTCAGGTGTACGACCTGCTGCGCTGGAACCAACATTACTGTCTCGGTTTGGACGTGGTAGCGGTAGAAGCAGACGCAAGGATGCGCGGCGTTGAAGTGAATAAAAACGATTATCAGCGCCTGCGCACGCTGGTTGATTATTACAGCCAAGCCATTAACGAGGACAAAGAGTGAGCAACGATTTAACGTTAATGATACGCCTCAAGGGTGAATCATCAGAGCTGGTTAACGCACTAAGCAAAGCAAGCGCGCAACAACGCGTGCTGAACGGCGAGATGCGTTCAACCGGCTCTAGCTCACAAATTGCCACTCGGGGCCTTGACCAAGTCACCCAGCAAAGCGGTATGCTCGACCGCGCCGTTCGCAATGCCGGTTTATCACTGGCCACTTACTTCGGTGCCGCACAATTAAAAAACCTCGCGGTTAACCTTACCTCGGCCGCTGGGCAGATGCAGGATGCTGATGTTCGCTTGCGAAACCTCACAAGGTCGGCTGGCGAGTACGCTGAAGCGCAATCATTCTTAAGTGAAACCGCCGAACGCCAGAGCCAAGATATACTGGTATTGACCAAATCTTATAGCCGCCTGCTGGCTTTGCAGCGTGGCGGAACCATAACTGGCGCTGAGTCTCGGGAAATCCTCGTGGGCATAAATGATGCCGCTGCGGCGCTTGGAGCAACGTCAGCCAACGTTGGGCAGGTCATGTATGGTCTGGCGCAAGCATTGTCTTCACCTATTGTTCGTGCAGAGGAGCTGAATCAGCTTGTTGAGCCGCTACCAGGTTTATTGCAAGAGCTGGACAGGGCTGCTGGTGTCGATGATGGCATTTTTCGGCAAATGGTAACTGACGGGCAAATCACAAATGATATGCTCAAAACCACCCTTGTCGCCGCATTAAAATCATTTGAAGGTGCGGCAGCGGCTACGTACGATAATATAAATTCAAAAATTCAAAGAAACCAGAATTTATACCGCGAAACCGCCGAGGCGTATGAAAAGCCAATCGATGATGTTTTAAGCGTAATGCTTGAAGCCCAGGCTGGGTCTCTTCGGTTCTTCAAGGATAATGTTGATGGCGTTGTAACGGCCCTTCAAGTCGGCATGGTTGCCGCTACCGGCGCAGCAACATCGGCTATTGGTCGTTATGTGCTGGCCAAGAACGCCAAGATACGCGCGGAGCAATTCGACTTAGCGGCCACAGCTACTGCTACCAAGGCTGACTTGGATTCGGCTCGTGCTGTCCATGCTCAAGCCCAAGCCGAGCATGCAGCCGCGCAAGCGTTTGCGCGAAGCACTGCGGCAACCCACATGCACACCCAAGCAACCAACCGTTTAACGGCCAGTAAAGCTGCGTTAAATGCCGCTAATACGCGTCTGGTAGCGACAGAGGCGGCGCATACAGCGGCTATGACCGCTGGAGCCGCCCGTGGCGGCATGTTGGCTACCGCTGGACGTGGCCTATTTGCGGCCTTTGGCGGCGTACCGGGCGTGCTTATTTCGGTGGGTATTGCCGTTGCCATGTGGGCTGCATCGAGTGAAAAAGCGAAAACTAAAACCGATGAGCTGGTTGATTCGATTCGCTCTGTAGGCGAAGCCAAGGCTATGACGCTGGCTGAATTGCAAGCGGACTTATCCAAAACCAATACGGCTCGTACTCAGTTGGCCGTAGACCTATACAACATGAAGCGTGAGCGCGCCGAAATTGAAAAGCAGGCTGCTGCGGCCGCTGGACAGCCTGGGCAAGATTTTGCGTTTAACAACTTGATGCGTCAGCTCGATGAGCTGAACGCGCGTATCGACGATACGCAGGCTAAAAAAGAAAAGCTGGATCAGAACGCCACGGAAAAAGGTGCGGTACTTAACGATAAAACTGAAGAAAAGAAAAAGGCCACGATTGATACCGAGAAGATGCGCCTGCAAAACCTTAATAAAGAGGCACTGAAGCGCCTTGAAGGTTACAAGGCTGAGCTGGCGTTACTGGGCGATACGAGCGAAGCCTCAAAAATTCGTTGGGAGATTGAGAACGGCGCGCTCAAGGAAGCAGAGGATGGCACCAAGCGGCTATTGCTGGAAAAAGCTAAAGAGCTTGATAACCAAAAACAAATTCAACAGGTTCAAAGCACCGCCGAGAACTACCTTGAGAATTTGCGCGAACAAGCCAACGTACACGACATCACCACCGAGCTTGCGCGCGTTCGCTATGAAATTGAGCATGGCGAACTGCGTGGCATTAACGAGGAGATGGAGCGCCGCCTGTTAAATGAGGCGCGCTTAGCCGATGCTGCCGCTAAAAAAGAAGAAAAGAAAAAAGAAGATAAGCAGGTTGAGACGCAGTTCACCTCAATGATGACATCGGTCGAAAACGACCTGATGAGCCCTGAGCAACGCATTGCCAGTGAATACGAAAAGCGGCTCATGCTCATTGACCAATATGGTCAGTTAGAGATCGCGAAAACCGAAGAGATTGAACGCGCCAAACTAGCCGCAAAACAGCTGTTTGACAAGCAAACCGAAGAGCTTCAGCGAAAGCAACTTCAAACCCAGCTTTATGCCGGCCAACAGATTTTTGATGGTCTGGCCGGTTTAGCTAAAGCGGCAGGCGGTGAACAGTCATCGGCTTATAAGGCCATGTTCGCCGTCAGTAAAGGATTCGCGATTGCACAAGGCGTACTCAACCTGTCAACTGCAATTTCAAACGCCTTCGCCTTACCTTTCCCGAGCAATATCCCTGCTATGGGGATTGCTGCCACCGAGGGCGCTCGCTTATTAACCACCATTAAGGGCACCTCTTACCAAGGACAAGCGCACGACGGTATTGGTCGTGTGCCGGCAGCAAATGAAGGCACATGGATGTTGCGCCGCGATGAGATGGTGTTAAACCCCCGCCAGCGCGACAACTTTGAGCGCCTAGTCAATCGTGTAGACAACATGAGTAACGGGCGTGGTAATGGAGCCGCGACCATTGAATTTAAACCGCAGATTGTCATCGATGCGCGTGGTGCTTCAGATGGAGTCGAAGGTCGCTTGGAGGGAGTTGCTCAAGAAATGATGCAGCAAATGAAGCAAGAGCTGTATGACGACTTTGCTAACAATGGACCACTCTCGCAGCGCCTAAGAGGTAATGCCGCATGAACCTATTCCCCGACTTGGAGCCAAGCCGCAGCGGCTTCACATTGATACCGGCGACCAAGGTAATTGAATCACCTTACAATCTCGTTGAAGAGATTTGGGAAGAGCCCGGTGACAAGTGGCACATTACACTTAACTTTGCCTTTCTGACCAAAGCTGAAGGCCGGTTGTTGCGCTCACATTTAATAGCGCTGCGGGGCCAAAGCGGCATGACGTTTATTGAGGATGCGGCACACGAAAATGCCGGCAGTTGGAGCGGCGTGCCGGTTGTCGATGGTAATGGCCAGTACGGCATCAGTTTAAATGTACGCGGATTTGCGGCCAGTCAGCTTGTGGCTAAAGCCGGCGACCGTTTCCAGTTAGGTAATCGGTTGCACGAGCTGACGGAAGACGTCAACTCGAACGGCTCTGGTATGGCCACGCTGTATTTTCAGCCAGAAATTATTACGCCCACATCGGACGCCGCACCGCTTGTGCATAACCGGCCCCGAGTGCGCGCGATGCTTAAGGATGCAAAAAGCATCCCGTCATTTTCGGCAACGAAGAGCGGTTTTAGAAACGTGCAACTGCAATTTGTGGAGGCGCTACGCTGATGCGATTTGATGATCCAACCATTGAGAGCCTTTTACTGAGTACTGACCCTAAGCGCCTTGTGGTGTTTGCCGAGCTTGAATTTCCGAGCGGCTGGGTGCGTGCGCATACCGGTGTCGGCGAGCGAACTTATCAAGGGCAAGTATATCTGGGTGTCGGTGAGCTCGCTCAAATCGGCGCGTTCAAAGAGTCCGCTGGCAACTCACCAAACGGCTTTGAGGTATCGATGGTGTTCGATGATATGACGCTGTTTGCGGACATCGTCAATGAAGACCCAACCGGACTTGTTGCACGTCTGCATTTGGTCGCACTTGATGAGAACCGTCGTGTTAAAGGTGGCGCGCTGTTGTTTGATGGGTACAACGGCGGCTTGTCGGTTAAAAAAGGTAAGCCCTTTACTGCATCACTGCGCTTGACGGACTGGTACGAGCGCTGGAGTCAACCTGTGCAAAATGCTCGCATTAGCGACGAGGCGCAGCAGCACATTCATCCCGGCGACCGCATCTATAACCAGATCGAGAAGCTTGCTAAGGGCATTGAAAGCGATGCCCCCGGAAGCTATGTCGGCGGTGGCGGTGCTGGTAGTGGTGGTGGTCGCCAAAATAGACGGAGACAACAACATCTATGACGCGCAAAAACGACTGGCCAGCATTACTGGCCAACTACTTATTAAATACCCGTAAAAAACCCTTTCAATGGGGTGAAAACGACTGCTGCTTGTTCGCGGCCAACGCCATTATCGCGATGGGTGGCGATGACGTCGCCAGTGACGTTCGCGGACGTTATAAAACAGCCACCGGTGCAGCCCGAGTACTCAAGCGTTTGGGTGTACGCGATATGGTTGAGTTACTGAGCCAGCGCCTCGGTGAACCAGATGGCAAAATTTGTCGTGGCTCGATTGTCGTAGTCGATTGCAATGGCGACCAAGTTGTCGGGATTTATTACGACAAACCCTGGGCGCTTACGGAAACCGGACTGACCGCCCTGCCCACCAGCTCAATCATTCAATCATGGAGTCTTAACTAATGCCCCCAGCTATAGCAGCAGTCGCTGCCGGCATTGCAGCTGGTGTTGCTGCCAGTTCGGTTGTTGTCGGTATTGCCGTCGCCATCGGCACCGTTGCGCTACAGAATTCACTTAAGCCTGAAATGCCTGGTGTTGAAGAGGCGGTTGGTGATGCACAATCGCTAACTACACAGCCGCGCCAACCGCACCGAGGTGTTTACGGTGAGTGCGTGGTGTCGGGTTCGATTATTGGTTACGGGAAACGCCGCTGGAATGACGGCGAGGCGCACGTGGTCGCTGTGAGCGTAGCCGGCCACAAGATGACCGAAATCAAACTTTATGAAGTCAATGGAAAGCCCGCCCCAAACGGCACTCAAATTGAAGTGCATTTAGGCGACCAGACTACCGCGAGCCCAACCGCGCTACAGCACTGCGACGGCTGGAGCCAAAACCATATAGGCTTTGGCCGTGCCTATGCTGTTGTCACTATCCCGATAGACGCCGAAGAAATGCCGTCGGGCTTACAAAACATCACGTTTAAAGTGAAAGGTAAGCCCGTTTATGATCCGCGAAAAGACACAACGGTTGGCGGCGATGGCCCACATCGGGCGAATGATGATGCAACGTGGGAATGGTCAGATAACAGCATCTTGTGTGCACTTGATTACAATCGCTTCCATGGCTACCGCCAACTGAGCTTAAATAAGTTTGATATTGGTCACTTGATGGACCAGGCCAATATCTGCGATGAGATGGTTGATTTTAATGCCAGCGATGACCTTATCAAGCAAGAAAAGCGCTATACGTGCAATGGCTCCTGGACTTTTGACCAAGCGCCCCCGCGTGTATTGGAGCGGCTGCTGAGCTCTTGTGGTGGCCGCGCCTATCGTCGAGGTGGACGTATTTATTTGCACACAGCCAGCTATCACGGTATGGCCGAAGTCACACTCTCCGATAGCGATGCTGCTGGCGAAATCATCATCACACCGCACCGCGAACTAAAAGAACGCACCAACCTTGTTCGTGCGGCGCTACAAGACCCACAAAAAGGCTATCAGCCAACCGATGCCCCTGTCGTCACCAACGCGCTCTATGTTGAACGTGACGGCATGGTGCTTGAGGATGAATTGCAGCTAAGCTTCACCAATTCTCGAACGATGGCGCAGCGCCTTATGAAGTACCATCTTGAGCGCAATCGCGCTGGCATGCGCATTCAGTTTCCATGCAAATCAAAAGGCTTGCTAGCTCTGGCTGGCAAGACGGTGCGCGTTGAATTACCCAATGAGGGTATTGATAAGGAGTTCATTGTCACCAACTGGAGCTTTGACCTTAAATCGAAAAAAGTGAACCTGGTGCTTGAAGAGGAGTCGCCGGCGTTATACTCAGATAGCCTGGTACCGTCAGAGGGCGACGTCACGCCCAACACGAACTTGCCCGACTTGACACAGCCAGCGCCACCCGAGAGCGTTCAGTTCACACTTGATCCAATCGCCACGCATCGCATGGGATTTGTTACTTGGTCGCACCCAACCCCCCGCGCTGTGACCGAATACAAAGTGGTCGTCGTCAAAGATGGCGTGCGCGTGGTTGAGTATCCGGTGATTGCAAGCTCAGGTGTTCAGCTCAAGCAGGATATTAGCGGCTTGGATGCAGGACAATACAGCATTGAAATATATGCACGAAACCGCTACGACCGCACATCAGCCCCAGCTAGCGTTTCATTGACATTAACTGTGCCCGCCCCGCCAACATCGCTAGGCATAACACCAGGAAACTGGGAGGCAACCGCTGTTCCTCAGTTGGCTGGCGTGGGGCTCGGCACCGTGTTTGAATTTGCCTTTGGTGAAGTGACTAACATTATTGGGCGCGGCGCGAGTATCAGCCAGCCAGGACTCGTACCAAACACGACTTATCGCTTTTGGGGGCGCACCGTAAATACCATCGGCAAATCTGACTGGGTTTACGAAGACTTTACTACTACGGCGGTGCCCGAGCAAATAGACCCACTCTTGCCTGAATCTCAAGTCATTCAGGGCATCAATAGCACACTCACCGGTATCGGTGAGCGCATTAATGAAGAAGCGGGTCGCATCGATAACACCGAAGAAAGCATTGAAGAGTTGGTGGCGTCAACGCGCAACATCAATTACATGCTCAACACTGAGGGCGTGGACCGCACAGCAAGCGATATGCAAGCCATGTTGGCCATCGCGAACCAGTCAGCCGCGCGCCTCGAAATGGAGCGCCGGCAGCGCAGTGGCGAACGCCTGATTGGCGCTGTGGTTGAGGTTGACCCAGAGACGGGCGAAATCACTAATCTGGCTTACAGCTATACCGACAGCGCATTTACGCAAGCGGCGTTACGGATGGATGGCATTGACGGCTCAATCAATGCGGCAGTTGAGCGCATTTCAATGAATGAGGATGTTGTTGAGAACCTGTCGAGCGAACTGACGTTATTACCTGGTCTGATTGAAGCGCGTGCGACAGCTATTGTCGCAAGTTCCATTAGTGCGTTACAGCCTGCGCACGCGTTTAACTTTTTTGACTCGACGCAGCATTGGGAGGCAGTCACGGGAACCATTGCGCCAGTGAATAACGCCATTGAGCTGACCCATGGCGACATTGAGAATACGCGCCTTTTCTATGATGCGGCCGAGAATCCAGTGCTGCGCATCGAGGTTGAGCGTTTAGCGGGAACCGGTTGGAGCGGTACCGTTGTTGTCTATTTCGATGGTGGCGGCTCTCAATCTTACCCTGGCATCATTGATGCGGTCGAAGCCGGTGAGTTGGTTGTACGCAACGTGGACTTCCGAGGCCTTGAAACCTATGCTGGCATGATTAACGGCATGCGTATCGAGCTTGGCGCTTCGGCAGCGGATGAGTTCCGCGTGAAGTCGCTCACCATTGGCAAACCCGATGCGGCCATGCAGCAACTTGAGCAAGTCGAATACCGCGTCAATGATGCATTTATTGCCATTGATGGCCTCCAAGGCCAAATCAACCTGCGCGTAACCTCAGAGCACTATAACAACAACACCGTGACCTTTGGTAACGTTGAGCAGACGCTTGATGCCATTGAGTCATACGCGCAGATAAAGACGACCTACACGACCCTGACCGAAGATGGCACAATCGCCAAAGCGAATGCGGCCGCTGTATTCATAGATGGCCAAACGGGCACTATCACGCAAATCGTGCAGACGATTAACAACCGTGTTGATGATGTTGAAGGGCAAGCGCAAGATGCTGCGCAAACAGCAAACCAAGCTATGACAGAGGTGGACGCAGCCAACGGCCGCATTCGCAATCAAGTTATTTCAACTACGCAAAACGCTATTGCCGATGCTGAAAATGCCGTTGCCGCCGTGCTTGAGGCTTATCAGGGCTTCTTACAAGGGCAAGAGCTTGCCAATACCCGTATCAGTCTGGCATCTGCTCGCCGTGACCTGCAAGCCCAAAGCAATGAGCTATCAGCCTTTGCCAATGAAACCCTTGAGCTGCTAGCGGTCACCGCGCAGGAAGCTGAAGCGTTAGAGGCGCGCGTAGACCAAGCGTTTACTGCTATTAGCAATGCTGAAGCCGCGCTCACACAGGCGCGCATATCACTGCAATCACAAATCTTAGGTGCCGGTACCGACGCAACACGAAAAGCAACAGCCAATGCGCTTGACCTGCTCAACGCCCGGATTGGCTATTGTGAATTAAACGGCTCACCGACCGGACACGAAACGCGCGAGGCATGCGAAGATGCCGGCGGCACATGGATATCAGCGCCACTGGCTGAAGCGTTACGCAACGTGCAGGTGCAAACCGAAGATGGCAGCTATGCGCGCGTGTCACAACTCGCCCAAGCATTCGTTGATGACGATGGCCAGCTGACCGCCATCGGCTCTATGCTGACCGATAACGCCGGCCGCATCAGCGGTATGCTCAACCGCAACACAGGCCTGCAAAGCTCACTCGACTTCATAGCCGGCGAAACCCGTATTGGGGACGTGGATGAGCAAGGCAACTATATTCCGCTATTCTGGCTCGATGCTGCTGCCGGCGTTCTCGCAATTAAAGCGCGCCTTATTCTTGGTGACGGCCATGAGGTCAATACGCTCGATGATATTCGTGGCCAAGATGGTGAGCAGGGACCGCAAGGGCCAGAAGGTCCGCAAGGCCCAGTTGGTGCACCAGGCTCAGATGGAGCCAACGGCGCAGGCTTCTACGGCGGCACATGGCCAGACATCAACTGGTCGCTTGGCTGGAATCGTTTTGTTGAGGTCGCTGGCCGTAACCCAATTCCCGGCGATATTCTCGTGCAAACGCGCTCGGATGGCTCAGGCTCAAGTGCACAAAAACGCAATGCAGCAAACAACGGTTGGGAGTCGGTTGCGCTACAAATAAATGGCTCTATGGTTGCCACGGGCACGATTGCCGGCGATAAAATCATTGCCGGCACATCACTCAACGCGCCTGTCATTATGTCTGGGCAAATCCAAATGGTGGGCGCAAGCCACATGAAGATTACGACGGCCACACCATTTGGACCGAATGACCTGATTGAGTGGTACGGACCTAAGAACACCTACACCTACAACAGCAGCACTGGCACGGTAAAATTTGACGGACTCACCAAGGCCAACGCTATCACGTACCTAAGCGCAACTGGGCAGGCCTATTTCGGCGGCTCAATCACCGCCGGTACACTCAAGAACGCTGTGCAATCATCACAGCTGGGCAACACTGACGTTACCGTTGGGCCATTTGGCTCTAACGGTGGCATCATTGAAATCAAGTGCTCAGTGAGTGCATCGCGCTCTACCGGGTTAGTCTCTGGCTCGTGCCCAAGCCCAGCGCCACCAAATCCATCGGCAACGCTCAAGCTCTACCGTGTGACGTCGGGCGGAGAAGTTCTCGTGGCCACACAGAGCGTTTCGGGCTCTTACACCTGTATGCAGGAAGGCCCTGAAAAAATAGAAAGCTGGAGCCTCAGCGGCAGCTTCACTTACACCGACAATTTACAAACAACAAGCTCTCGAACCTACCGGCTCGAAGTGACCAATAACACAACGCCATTGCTACCGAACGGCAATCAGCGTTTATCACTTATAACCGAAGAGGCATAAACCATGTACTGGACTGCAACATCCATCAACGTCACAGCCAACAATGCGTTTGTTGACGTTACCACCGGCGATGACCTGTCGCTAATCCGTCCGCTAAGCTTGCTATTCGTAGCCGGCTATTTACCCGTAGTGGTCAAGCGCGCTACCGCCACACAAATTGAGCTCATGGAGCCATGGCCAAACGTCACAGACAATGGCCGTCGCGCTATCATCGCGAAAACTGCTGCTGAGTTTGATGCCGCCGTGGATGCACTCAATGCCGCCACGGACGCAACTAGCGCAGCCGGTGAGAGCATCGAGACATTTTTACAGGGCGTGAGCCAGTTTTCAGCCGAAGCCTTGGGCAGCGCTGACGCAGCCGCATGGAGAACTAAACTCGGCCTTGGCAGTGCCGCCACCAAAACCGTCGGTGAAGCTGACGCAAGCCTGGTGGATAACGCCCGTTTAAAAGCCGTTTTAGGCACTGATTCAACGCTCATTAAAAAAGTCGCCGGCCTGAGTGATTTAAACTTCATTCCTGATACGCTGCGCAAACAGGTCGAACTCGCTACCCAGGGGAAAAACACGGTGCTGTACAACGCCAACGGCGACCCAAGCATCATGTTCCCAGTGTACAAGTTCCGCTACGAAGACCTTGGCTTTGCCGGTAATCCATTTGGCACCGGTGTAGCGACCGCGTTCTTAAAAGGCGGCGTTGAGAAATCTGAAATCTTTATCGGCTGCTTCCAAGGACGAGTGCACAACGGCCAAGTGGTATCGTTACCAGGCTTAGACCCAACCACTAGCATAAACTATGACAATGCAAAAGCTGCATGCGTTGCCAACGGCCAAGGCTGGCACTTAAAGAGCGAGCACGAGTGGGCAGCTATCACCCTCTGGTGCATGGCGAACGGGTACCAACCACGCGGCAATACAAACTATGGCCGTGCGCACGATGCAACGCATGAAGTAGGCCGCCGCCAAGATGGTCGCATCGCAGGCGATACTTCTGGCACTGCTCGCATCTTAAACGGCTCTGGCCCCGATGCATGGCGACATGACGGCTCACCATTTGGTATTGCTGATTTGGTCGGCAACATCTTTGAATGGACTGACCTGCTCAAAATCGTGCGCGGCCAAGTCATTTGTGCACCTGATAATGACTTCGATCTCGGCGAAGCAAATTGGGTTGCTCAGCAAGCGTTTTTCGACTCACCAAGTACCGGTACAAGCGGCAACTTAGGCTCGCCAACATTGGCCGATGCAGTGACGAACTACGCAGACGCAGACCCGGATAGCAACAGCAACGCCAACGCTTATAACTCAATCAATCCATGGTCGAGCATGGCAACATCTGGCGCCTACGTCAGCAATGAGCTAATGAAGCGCCTTATGATTGAGCCAGCCGGAATAAGCCCGCAAGGCTATTTCTACGTGCGTAACTATGGCGAGCGTTTCCCGTATCGTGGCGGCTATTGGGCCATTGGCAGCAATGCTGGCCTCGCCGCGCGCTCTCTGACCTATTCGCGCTCGATCACGTACAGCAGCATCGGGTTTCGCCCCGCTTTTGTCGCTTGATGTCTTGGTCTTGAATCCTGTGCGCTGCGCGAGAGCGCAGCTTAACGAACAATGAGGTATAACGTGCAGCAACAACCGATATCGCAACAGCAAGTGGATAAGAACCATAGCGATTTAGTCATCATCCAAAAGGTAGAAGACATGATCGCCTATGGGTACCAGGCGCTGTCGCATTTTCCCAAAGCGGAGCGCCACGTCACGAGCGCGGAAATGCGCCAATCCATGTGGCGGCTTTTGCGGTTGATGGTCATTGTAGCGAAGCGGTACCACAAGAAAACGACATTGCAGGATGTGGATGCAGAGGTTGAGTTGTTGCGCCGGCAAATACGCTTGGCGCATCAATTGGGCTTTTTACCACCCAAGAAGTACGAGGTGTGGAGTAGACACCTTAACGAGATTGGCCGCTTCGTTGGAAGCTGGCTGAAGAAAGTAAACGGGTTTAATAAGGGCTAAGTGCTACCTATAGCGTTTCCCGTATCGTGGCGGCAATTGGAACAATGGCAGCAATGCTGGCCTCGCCGCGCGCAATCTGAACAATTCGCGCTCGATCACGAACAGCAACATCGGGTTTCGCCCCGCTCTTGAGGAAAGTCAGAAGCGGTATGGCCAAGGCTATATCGACAGCACACCTTCAAAAGGGCGCTTGGTCCTCACCGACAAGGTGAAATATAAACAGTTGCCGGTAGGCCAGTAGGCGGGCTCTGACCGCTTTCCGGCAGCAAACTTTACAACAGGAATCGAAGTGAAGACGTACAAAAACTTATACCAAGAAATCTATCAGTTCGACCGACTCCATCAGGCCTACTTGCGTGCACGTATTGGCAAGCGGCAGCGCCGCGAAGTACTGCGCTTTGAGCGTGACCTAGAGGGCAACCTGATACAGCTACAGAACGAGCTCATGTGGGATATGTACCAAACTGGGCCTTACCGCATCTTCCATGTGCACGAACCTAAAAAGCGCATGGTGGCCGCGTTGCCATTCCGTGACCGTGTATTGCAACACTCCTTGGTTAGCGTCATTGAGCCCATCTTTGAAAAGCGCTTCATTCATCACAGCTACGCATGCAGACCCGGGCGCGGCATGCACATGGGTGCTAACCAAGCGCAGCAGTGGTTGCGTGAAGTAAAGCGTGAGCATGGCAAGGCCTACTGCCTAAAAGCTGATGTAGCCAAATATTTCGCAAGCATTGACCAGAGCATACTGGTCACATTGCTCGAAAAGAAAATCAAATGCCGGCGCACCATGAGCCTTTGCAAAGAAATCATGAGCACCTGGCACGAGGGCTTGCCCATCGGCAACCTAACCAGCCAGCTGTGGGCGAACGTCTATTTGCATGAGCTCGATGTATTCGTTAAGGAAACGCTGCAAGTGCGACGCTATATCCGCTATATGGATGACTTCGTTATCGTGCACCACGACAAGAAGTTCCTGCAAGGCCTGCGCGTAGTTATCGAGAGCTTCTTAGCGCAAAAGCTCAAGCTGCGGCTGAACAACAAAACCCAGATATTTCCCGTGGGCACCAAGAACGGGCGAGCACTGGATTTCCTCGGCTATCGCATGTGGACCACACACCGACGCCTACGCCGTGAGTCAGTGAAGCGCATGGCCAAGCGCATGGAGCAGATGCGCAAACAGTACGCACGCGGGGAAATCAACCACCCTGATATTCAGCGCCGCATTGCCAGTTGGCTAGGTCACGCACAGCACGCTGAGTCATACACCATTCGCAGGCTTGTACTCGGCAAGGCCGTATTCAAGCGCGAACACCCTGAATTAACACCGTGAGGACATAACCATGTTTACCTACATCTACCAAGGCAACACCTATACAAACACCGATATCGCCTACATGCGCAACCTAGGCATGGATGATGACGCCATTGAGGCCGTGCATAGCCAGAAGGAATACGAGCTAGAGCGAGCCAAAACAGGCGTGCGAGCTGAGTGCGAGAAACGCATCACCAAGCACTGGAGCACCGTTGGTCAAATCAATGCCGCACTAGGCATTTACAGCACCACAGAAGCCCAAGCTTGCGTCGATTGCATCAACGCACACCGAAGCGCATGCAACGCACTTCTTGAGCGCAGCGACCTGTTGGATGTGAATTATACGGATGATGCGCACTGGCCTAATTAA